GCTTCATATTCTTTACGAACAGGCATAACAAGTGAATCATTTACACTTAAGTCAAATCCCATAATCTGAGTTTCACCAAGCTGACTGATAGTTCCATCAGCAGATGTAACATTAGGATTATCAAGGGCATAACCATTATATTCTTCACTACCATCTGCAGTAAACTTACCATAAGCGGAAGCATTACCGTTGATGTTGTAAAGACCAGTTGCTCCAAGATGTTGAATCTCATGAAGAGTTACATTCCAAATAGAACCCATACCGGATGCCTGAAAAATCTCTCTACGAGTCACAGGATCGATATCAGTATCAGTCCACTCTCTAATATCAGCAGCATCTTCAGGACTAACATAAAGATCTGTCAAAGTGCGACCAATTCTCTTGAAACCTACAATCATTTTATTAATCAATTCTTTAGATAGATATCCGGCACCTTGAGCAGTAGGTGCAATTTCATAGATTGGAGCAGGCCTTGAACCAAGTAGGCCCTTTCCTGAAAATGGAGATGTAGCAGCTGGCATAATTACTCGCCATCCGCACTCTTCTTCATAGTCTGCTAATTCTTTAGCAGCTTTTGCAGCCGCTCTCTGTGGGATATCAATTCTAGAATCCCTCGCATAAGTAATTTTCCAGTCGGCTGCAGTAGAAATGGTGAATGTAGGAATGTATACCTCTTCACCAATACCTTCAATAAAGTTCTGTGCTACATAGCCAAGACCAGGAAGTACCCATACTGGGATCTCAAAGTCTTCTGCAACAGGATACACCGCTTGTGCTCCTGGACCTAAGTTTTCTACAGTAAAGAGTTGTCTCATAACTGATTCCAACTCTATTTTTTTCAAGATGGGTGTAGTTAGGGCAGCAGCGAAAGCTCTATAAGCTTCCATACCTTTTTTGGTATTAATATCTGCAGTGGCTCTAAATAGATCCATCATTTCAGTTCTTTCCATTATATATTTTCCTCCTAAGTTATTATATAGTTTCTGGAAGTGTTATAAACACCTTAATCCAATATCATAAAATTAAAACTAAACAAGAAGTTTAATTTTAATTGGGTATAAACTTACATTATCAATACTTGCTTGACATTGAGCCACGCTAGCACCTTTAAGTACTCTAGCTACGGCAGTAGTAGAGCAACGAGCACCAGTCTCATGGTCAGCATCTGCTGCAACAGCATCAGTATTATTAGTAACTCTTGCTTGATGACTTGCAGGGTAAAGTGTAGCACCAGGAATCATCTTAGTGTCAACAGTACCAGTTGTCATTGCGCAAGTGTAATGTACAGTTTCATAAATACCAAGGTTGGCCACACCAACAGGAACGGACTTGTGTCCAGTAATTGCTCCTGAAGAATCATACAATGGCTGAGCAATAGCATCACTAGAGCCCAAATCACCTGGCATTACAAAACCAGTAGGATGTACACTATGGTATCCTACCTTAACTTTCTGCATGATAAAACCAAAAGGAGTCTCGGTTACACCGTGCTCCATTTTTTTCACCATGGCTTCTTCATTGGTAGCAGTTGGATCGAGATAAACCACTGATCCAGCATAGGCAACTACTCCGCCAATACCAGCACTACCAAATGCATTATTTTCCGCATAACTGCAGAATTGATTTTCTACAACAGGATGTCTAGGAATAAACATACTTTATTATCCTCCTTAAAGTTCTTATTTGTCAGATTTGCTCATAGCATCTGCCATGGCTTTACCTAAATCTTTATATTTTGATATCATACTACTGGAAGCTTGCGTTTCCATATTCAATGATGCATGAATTGCTTGTCCCATTGGGATGTCTGCTGCTGGAGTTTCTTCTTCCTCTTCTTCAGAAGCATTTTCCTCTCCAGACGCATTATTATCTGTAGAGTTAGAGTTAGCTGCTAATTCTTCTTCTACAGATTTACGTAGAGCAACTCTTTCATCTTTATAAGAAGCAAATTCTTCATCAGTCATTTCTCTTACTTTAGCGGCTTGAGTATCCACAGCATTTGCCATAACTACTTTTGCTTCAGTAAGTTCTTGCATTCTTGTCTCTGTAATTCTATCTTTCTTAATATTTTCCAATTCTTCTTTCACAGAAGCCAATTCAGACTCTGCCTCTTCAGCCTTCTTCTGAGCCGCCTCAAGCTCTTCAGAAAGTTCAGAAATCTTAGTTTCTTTTTCAGCAATAGCCTTGCTAGCTTCCTCTTTAGTTGTTTCTAGCTCTTCGGCAGAAGACTCTTTAAATGTTTCAAAAGCATTTTGAGTTTCTTCCAAAGTGTTATTAAGTTTATCAATTACAGTAGCCGACTCATTTAATGCCTTTTCAGTTTTAGAAATTTGCTCTGCTTTTTCTTTTTCAGCAAAGATACTTTCTACCATAGATTTGACATCGTCAACCAATTTTTTAGTATTTTCTTCCATTAGGTTATTAACCTCCTTTTAAAATTATAACTTAAAGTTGTAACCAACCTGATATCTTTTATATTTCTTTTGTCCTTTTCCAACTCATTATTACTTGAATTAATTCTATCTATTAAGGATAACTCTGTGCAGGAGCACCAGTTCCCCTAGTAGTAAATGTACTAAGATCTATATTAGATCCTAAAGAAAAACGTAGATCAAAATCCACGTCACCTGAAACAGCAGAACTAACAACCAATTTTAAAACATTAGTTGCTTCATCTTTATCAATCCAAAAATTTCCGCCTGGATTTGAATTTGGCATAGCTGTAACAGTAGCATAACTGGCTAGTTCCATATCATAAAATTTGATACCGCTAGCAAGAATTACTTCAGTGGTACCACTAGTAACTGTGGCGCTTGCACTCCAAGAAAGCGGAACATTATGATTATTACCCATATTCTTAAAAATAGCGTCAGTTTTATCTGAACCAGTAAGTTTAAGTTGTTTAGGGGTACTTCTTAATGATCCTGTCTGTGCTTGTCTCATAAACTAATTTCCTCCTTATTTATTGTTCATTGAACTTTTAGCTTTATTTAAAGCATTCTCAAGACGCCCTAAATTATCTTTAATTATCAACTTACGACGTCTTTCTTCAAAAAGAGCTTCAATATGCATAGCGGCTGTCTTTTTTACTTGATTTTTGAGACAGTCTTGGTCAGAGACATCTCTAGAAAAAGAAGTACAGCCAGTCGAGAACTCAGAACACCAATTCTCATTTGTTATATTACCATCTTTATCTTCAACTCTTTTTTTATAATTTAAACATATTCCTAACCCATCATTTGACGAGTCAGTATAATTAACACCTTCTATATCTTTAGAGGTTACATTAATATTAGAAGAATTTTCTTCATTAATATCACCAACTTCTTCCTCATCTAAATTTAACACTATACCCTCATCCTCTTTATTTGAGGAGGTTTCAATAATAACAGAAGGAGGATTAGCTGGATTCTTAACAATACCAACACCTGAAAAACATATACCACGAAGAACTCTAGCCACTTCTCCCCTAGCAACTTCTTTTCCTGCTTTCATTACAACACCCTCTTTACCATATATAGACTCATCACTGGTCTCTAAACCTAATGCTTCTACCATAGTTCTAGAAAGTATTGTTTCTCCAATTTTTATATCAAAATCCTCATAAAAACATTCCATAGATAATTTCCATTCATCATCAGCAATTTCTTTTGCTAACTTTGGAAATCTGCTTTTATATACTATACAACCTATTTGTACGTGCATATCTTTAGAATCCAGTGCTGCCGTTTCTGTCCCAGCTAATTCAGTTATGTTTAATTCATTGTGATCTTTATCAGTATAAGCACTACTGAATATATGACCTATTACTTCTTGTTCTGCATGTTCAACATCTACTGCTTTACTAACCACCGAATCAAATGCTGATACAAGTTCTGATCCTAAAAAATAAGCATGATTTAAGTTCTCGCCGCTAGACACCATAATACCACTAAAGTAAGATAAATCTGGTTGTTTGTCTTTTCCTTTAGGCAAATCTATAACAGATGCCACTTCCTGTTTTAACTCTTCAGTAGCTTCAGTAGGTTTTAGACTAGCAGTAAAATAGAATTTCTTGTCTGTATCCATATAATTAGCTCCTATTGTTTTTTCTAATTTCTAAAACTTTATTTAAAAATTCTTCATATGCCTCTGCCGATAAATTTTCTTGGGCTCCAGATAAAAACCATCCAAACTCCTGACTATTCATATTGATAACCATATCTTCATAAGATTCAGATGCTGAAGCTGTTTTCTTAGTTTTTGCCGGCTTCTGGCCTGGTTGCTTTTTAGGATCTGTATTTTCATCCTTTGGTTTAGTTTGACCTTTTGGCCTACCACTAGAAGGCGTACCTTGAGGAGCATTTTGAGTATCTTGTGTTTTACTCTGTTGCCACGGAGAACCTAAAATTCCGAAAGTGCCTTCTTTAACCAAATCAACCTCTTGTGTCATATTATTTAATTCATTATCATAATCAAAATTCAATGCCTCTAGTGCTGTTTTATAGCTAAGCATTCTACGATCTACCAATGTAGCTAATGTGTTCATATATAAAATAGTATCTTTAAGAACCCCTTCGTCCCAACGCACTTTAGGAAAATGATCGAAACCCATAGCCTCAGCTATCTGTCTGTACTCTCTATAAATCCATTTTTCTACCTGTCTTCTAGCGTAATTAATTTCCTCTGTTAAGCCTTTAATTAAAAGACTAACTTCAGCAGTATTAATATCACCATTACCATCAATAATTGCACGAGTAACTGCTAGCCCTGCTTCAATATCTTCATTTACTTGTTTATATTTATCTTGTCCTAAAATAGCTTCAATTTCGGGGGATACTACTTTTTCTATACTTAATGTATGATTCCAAACAACATCAAAAGCTTTGCTAGGAGTATCAAATAATTTTGCAACAGTCTCTAACTCATTTTGACTTGTGACTGGATACTCATCATTACCTATAGTGATTTTAAGTATGTAATTAGATATACCATCCACAGTACTTAAATCTGCATTTCTAAGTTGTTTCTTATAATTTAAAGATTCAAATATTCTGGTAGATCTAGGTTTAGCATATCTCTCATAAGGTTGTTTTCTATAAGTAACAGACCCTACTAATCTATGGTCAAGTTGAAACTCATCACCTTCTTCGGCCGCTTTTTTCAGTCCGGGCGGTAAGGACTTTATTAATTCTTTTTCCTCTAAGGTTAACTCTCCAGCATCTTTTTTAAGTAATTCACCTAATTCTCCTGGAGGAGTTAATTTTACAGATGTTTTATCAAATAAAAGATTACCTTCTATATTCACTAAATCAGGATTAAGAACAGTATAAGCTACAGGTAAGTGGCCCTTAGACCAAATATTCTTCTTGGCCGCCATCTCCACATTACGAATTTCTTCATCATCCATGCCCTCTTCTTTTGCTTTCTTTAATATATTTTTTATTATGTCATCTCTTTCTTTATCATAAGAAGCATGTAATTTTTTTAATCTTTCAAGTTCTTTACCGGAAGCTTTATTTTTTGTAGTTTTAGTATCTTTTGAAGTTTTGGTGGGCTTTTTTCCTGGAGTTGTTGTTATGTGAGAAACTCTTGGTTCATATTTAGCTAGAACTTTATAAGTGGTTACATGACCCATCTTAAAAAGGTCTAAAAATATCCACTCTAAAACTTCATCAAACCCTACATCGAACTTCCAAGTATCATAAAAATTCTTTATATTTTCATCATCAATATCATTTTCAAAACCCTTCATGGCTATTGAAGCTAAAATATTAGTTACAGAACCTACCATAGGATCGTCATAATAATATTGTGCTGCAAGCCTAAACAACTCTTTTGGATCTTGAGCTGAAGGATTATCAGACAACGAAAGATCCAAATTCTGCCTGGACATAAAATCTCTATTTATGGTAGCAGCACTTTCACTACCGCCATAAACTCTTGGTTTTATAGTCAGGCCAGCTTTATCTGAAAAAGCAAGATTCTGCTTAGTAGGTGTCAACATAAAAGTAGATCTACCTGTCTCATTATCTACTTCTAAAGATTTTATACCTGCATTAGGATATTTCTTTTGTAGCTCTGATGTTAGTTTATTTGTGTCAATTAATTCGTCAGTCATATTATATCTTTGTTCCCATTTTTATTTTAGAACTGTTCCTGAAGTACCAGATACTGTAGTAGGATCAGTAGTTGTAAGTATAAATTTATTAGTGTCTTTTCTTCCTATAATATCATCTACAGAGGTATAAACTAGCCCAGATCTGCTTTTTGTATAGTCCTCTGAGTTATTTTTCCACCAAGGAGGTGCTTGAAAATCTGTGCTCATATTTGTAATCTCCTTATAATTTATTAATAATACAGAAAAACCTCTTAATTATTAAAGAGGTTAGTTAATTAGTTAACCAAATCCAGGGTTGTGGTTAGCAGGAACTTGATAAACAAAATCGGATTGGCCAAAATTACAATAGAATGTGGTTATATTACAACCACGTTCTGCAGAAGCTATATAAGCATATAGTGGACCTCTTGATAACATAACAGTAATATCTTCATTATTTCCCACCTTCACTCCATTATCATAAAAAGTAAGATTTTTGTTGTCCAAATCTAATAATATACCAAAAACATTAGTAGTTATGTGATAATTATTAAATGTTTGTTTAATTACACCATCTACGGTTATATGGCCGCCATCAACATTAATAGCGGCGCCGTCATTAACTATATGAAGCCCACAAGCTCCTTGTTTTCGATGAGCATATCCTGTGTAGTTTGATTGCTCTGTAGTTATTCCTAAAGAAAGACCTGTTCTATAAAATTCAGATTGAACCTGAGTTATTTCCCAATAATACTTTCCAGCATCAACACCTGATCTAGTAAGGCATGAACTACCA